TGCGAATTACAGGAAGGCGTATAGCAGCAACTCTTTAGCTAACATGCAAGAAATAGACGGAGAGCAAGTAGCTGTTATGCCAGACCTTGATACGATAGAATTGTCTAACGATGGTGAAGTATGGGGAGGAGGAGAGAATCACGCTCCTAAGGATTGGATGGGAACTCCTATGGCTAGGTCTTCTCAGAATCAAGCTTATATGAGAAATCAATATAAGAACAATCCGGTTGCTAGAGGAGCTATGAAGAACACAACTGGGGACTCTGGAGATTTATGGGGGAATGTAATAGAAGGTACTAAAGATGCCGGACTACTTGCTTCATCTACAATGGCACCAGTTCCAGGACTTGGTGCAAATGCTGGGGCCTCAAACTTAGTGAATTCTGTATATAAAGCAGGTAAGTATGAAGTAGCGGCAGTAAAGTCAGGTATAGAGATGCTTAAGAATGGTAAATACGGAGTAGGAGCATTAAAAACATTGTACCACGGATCTAAAGTACAGGCATTGCCACTTGCGCTTCCAACATTAGGTAATGTTGCTCTTAAAACAATCAAAGGAGAGGCAGATTCAAATGACGCAGCTACAGCTGCTTCTATAGCTATAAATATGAATAACCCACTTGGTAAGTTACCTTATGGAAAGAAGGTGAGTAAATACTTAGTAGAAAACTCTAAGGATCTAATTAAAACAGGGGCATCCGTAGTTAAAGGTAAGTATACTGACGCGCTTGCATACCTGTCTTCAACGTTTACCAAAAACAAAGCAGCTAAGATGTCTCTGAAGCTTGCTAAAAATGCTATACCAGCTGAATCAGACACATAAGTGGTATATAATAAAGTGCTTACCAAAAAGCAAAACTAATATCAGACATGTATAAATTTTAACTATGTTTGTAAAAACCAAGCAATATGAACAAGAACGATAACAACATCTCTTTGGAGGACATCTCTTTTGATGACATGTTGGGGGAAGGCATCGAAGATGTAGTCCTAGACGATGACAAAGAGCCAGCACCAGATGGAGCTGACGACGATTTAGACAAAGACGCTGAGGATTTAAAACCTGAAGTGAAAGAGGATAAAGAGGATAAAAAAGAGGAAGAAGAAGAAGATGCAGATGATTCTGCAGGCGATTCTGAAGACGAAGAGGGTGAAGATGATAGTGTTGTAGGAGAAATCCTTTCTAAATTAGGTTATGAATCTGACGAAGAATACGCAGACACTGCAGAAGGTCTTACAAAGCTTACCAAAGATATGGGAGCTAGGATGGCTGAATCACAATTAGATGAACTATTTGAAAAGTTTCCTCTAATTAAAGATCATCTAAACTACGTTATGGACGGTGGACAGTCGCAAGACTTTATGAAAGCTTACGATCCTACTCTAGATTATAACAAAATTGAGTTAGATGAGAGTGACGTAAAAGGTCAAAAGTCTATCTTAGGAGATTACTTCGCATCTAAAGGGCACGATAAAGATTTTATCAATGATCTTTTAGATGATTACGAAGATACTGGGAAACTTCACCAGAAAGCAACTGCTGCAAAAACAGCATTAGCTAAAACGCAGAATGAGGATCGACAAACGCTAATCACTAAGCAAAAAGAAGATAGAGCTACTTCTGAGAAGAACCAAGCTGAGTTTTGGGACGGTGTCCATAAGACTATTAACGACTCGGAAGAGTTTGCGGGATTAACAGTTCCGGAAAAAGATAAGGGTAAGTTCTTTGATTATATATCAAAACCTATAAACAAAGAAGGTAACACCCAACGTGATGTAGATCACAATGAGGCTGAAATGGATGTAAAGTTAGCAATTGATTTCCTTATGTATAAGGGGTTCAAGTTAGATGACATTATAAGCAAGAAGGCGACAACTAAGAATGCTAGGTCTCTCAGAGACAAAATATCAAAGAACGCAGGCTCTATAAAGAGTGCGCGTAAGTCTCCAAGAGGTAAGACATCTTTTGATATTGAGGATTTAGATCTTAGTTTATAAACAAGGCAATTAGTGGAAACACAACTGCATATATAATTTTTAAAACAGATAAAAATGGCAAATGGAACAAATATAAGCGTTCAAAAACGCTTTTACAATGATTCGCAAATGACTGACATGAACAGTTTAGCGAACGCGTTGTTATCTAAACCTGCTGAGTTATCTCCAATCATCACTCATTTGTCTGGTAAAGACGACAAGAGGTTTCCACTATCTTTCTTAACTGAAGGTGTAGGTAATACTAAGTCAATTGACAGACTAGAATATGAGTACCGTGTTTCGACACATAGATTGAGAACTCGTCCGGTAGCGGCAACAAACTCTGGTGCACAAGGCGCTGGTGGTATGGCTTTCGAATTAGAATTCCCTGATAAACACTTCGTATTTCCTTACGTATTAGTTTCTCAGTCTGGAGCTCAAGCTCGTATTATGAAAGCACCTGAAGCAGTAGGTTCAAACTGGAAATACACTTTACAAGTTGTAAGTCCTTCTGTAACCGCTTCTATTCCTGCAACTGACTGTGTAGCTGGGTCTCTTTGGGCTCAAATGTATGCACCAGTAGGAGTTGATTTCTCTCGTGGAAATGCTTCGAATTGGGATACACCAGGTTTAGTTCGTAACAAATTAACTACAGTTCGTAAGTCTTACCACATGTCTGGTAACGCTAAAGACTTCGTAGCTGAATTTGCTTTACCTACTAAAGGTGGATCAACAACTAAGTTGTGGATGGATTACGAAGAATACTTACACATGCTTGACTTCAAAGAAGAGTGTGAAATGTACTACTGGTACGGTGAGAAATCTTACGATTCAAACGGTCACACTGCTATGAAAGATGAAAACGGGCAACCGGTAATCGTTGGACCTGGTTTACTAGAACAAGTAATCAACAAGGATACTTATTCTGTAATGACTGAAACTAAGCTTAAGAACATCATTGGTGACTTATTCTACGGAATGACTGATGCTGCTAACAAGCAAGTTACTCTTTACACTGGTACCGGTGGTGCTCGTGAATTTGATGAGGCGCTTAAAAACCATTTCACAGGGGCTTCAGGTTCTTGGAAAATTGGTGGAGAGAATCGTTTCATCACAGGTTCTGGTCGTAACTTAGGTATGACTGGATACTTTAATTCGTATGAGCATATTGATGGTCACGTAATCAACGTAGTGAAATTACCTATGTTCGATCACGGTGCTGTTGCACAAGCTCGTGCTAAACACCCAGTATCAGGATACTCTCTTGAATCTTACCGTATGGTATTTGTAGATCAATCTAATTATGATGGTCAGAATAACTTACAGATGATCTCTAAACAAGGTCGTGAGCTTTTAAGATGGTGTGTAGCTGGTTCTGTTGTACCTCGTGGATTTGATTCTGGAACATCTAGAGCTTCTGACGTGGATGGTGCATCTGTACATATGTTGAAAACTGCTGGTATCGCGCTTAAGCGTTTTGATACTTCGCTAGACATCACTTGTACGGCTTCATAAAGGCAATTCGTTGCGGTTTATATATTGGTTTTTGGTTAGGATGTGGGGACTAGTTCCCCACTTCTTTTAACTTAAAATTTGGGAGAGTATTCTTTACCCCCACTAACAAACAAGATTAAAAAAAGAACTGAAATTATGAGTAAAGAGATTTATATCAGAAGACAAGAGCTTAACGGCCATTTACCAAAAGCGGTAAGAGCTGAAGCAATTATGAAACTGAGTAGCGTCTATGTAAATAGACAACCCTTAAAAGGCCTAAGTGCTAAAGAGGAAAAAGAATTAATGGAAGGGATTTTAGATGTTAGTCCTGAACATGTAGATTGGCCTAAACATTCAAAAGCCTTCTGGGCGGAAATGTCAATTCCTGTTGGATTTACAGGAGTGAAACTAGATGTAGGCGTAAGTGAGAATGGAACACCGGATAGTATTATGGATTATCTGAAGTACCAATTTGCACTTAAACATCCACACGTTGCTCTTACAAAGGAGGAAATGGAATTAGATTATAATAAACGATTCTATATCCAAGATCCTACAAGAGAAGATAAGGTTAAGAATAACCAGATTCAACTTAGAAAAGACGCTGATAAAGAATTTATCAAACTATCGTCTAATCCTAAGAGTATGAAAAGGGTATTAAGACTTATGACTAGTACCAATCCTGATAGGATGACTGATGAGCAAATTGAAAATGCTCTTTATGAAATCAAAGGGGTTGAAACTAAAAAGTTCTTACGTCTTTCGACAGATAAGAATTTAGAAGTTAAAGCAGAAATTGAAGAGATGGTAACTGCTAGTGTTTTAAGAAGAATTGGTAACCAAGTAATCTACATAGATGAGGTTATTGGCGCGACTCTTGAAGATGCAGTAGTATACTTAAAAGATAAAAAGAATTCAGGAACGTTGACAGTCCTACGAGCAAAGCTTAAGGAATTGTCGCTTTAATGTTAGGATGTAAAAATGGATATTAATAATATGCATATAGCTGTTAGGCAAGGAGTGGATAAGATAAATTCACTCCAGGCCGACAGTCTACTTTCTCAGGAGCTCGACTTAGAGCTTAACAAAAGTATGATGAAGTTCATTAACCTTAAATACGGTAGAAATAATATCTACGGTAAAGGGTTTGAGCAATCTCAGAAACGTATAGATGATCTAAGCACTTTAGTGGCGGAGTATCGAGGTTTTACAGGATTTGTAGACCGAGAGAAGCTTGCTTACTATAAAAACAAGTACTTGTATAGAGAATTTTTTACGCTACCTTATAACTACATGTATCACCTAGAGAGCTCATGTAATGTTCTACGAAATAAAGAATGCGATACCGCAAAATTTAGACTAGAATATTACAATGACGCAGACTATACGGCTAATACTGATTATGAAGGAGAGTCTAAAGTTTTGTTTATGCCTTTTTCGTCGTTAAAGACTGATTCGGGATATAATTCAGATCTTACATTAACAGGTGGTGTAGAGTACAGTGGAGATGGGTTTGACCCCGTAGAAACAATAAATTTTGCAAGTGGAGGGAATAGTACAGTTCTTAGCACTATAGTGTGGAAATATGAAGACTCTGATGAGGTACTTCTACCTTTCAATACTAACGGCACCATTCAAGATGAGAGTCACGTATACAGAGATCATATTATAGAAAACATTCTAACGAACCACTCGGAAGAGGTAGATATTTTTTGGGAGAGAGCTGGGAACTATTATAAGAGAGATACTTTTATAGTTATCATTCGTCCTAATTCTAATTTATATTCTAAAGTTAGAACTCCAGAAGAGACCTTAGCTGTAGTAGATACACTAACTAGTGCCTTTTCTGGATTCCTTGCGGATGGAACGTACACCACTAACACAGGGTCTGTAGTTTTTAACTCTTATTTACATCTAAGGACTTTAGGTAGATTTGGGTACGACAAAGGGATTGAGGTACAATCTATATCTACAGATAAAATTATAGGGTACAAGAGAATTTTTAGGGACCATACTACAGATAATTCAGAGGGGTTTTCGTATATTGAAGACATTAATGATGAGTTTGAAGGTGTTAATATGCCTATAAAGTATGTGCAACATGATGACATTCATGCGATGTTGCGCGACCCATTTAACCGTCCAACTATGTTTACAACCCTAGGGCTGTTTACATCTAAAAGATTAGAGCTGTTCTCAATATCAGACAGTGCGGGTTCCGCAAGTTCTATTCCGGATAGTGTTAAGATAAAATATTTAAGATCCCCCAAACCAATATCATTGGGGAACAACATAGACTGCGAATTGCCACAGCATACTCACGAAGAGATTGTGGAAATGACGATAAGCAGTTTACTAGAGGAGTTCTCGGACCCTCGATACAAGACTCATATGAATGAGTTAAATAAAAATGAATAGTAATTTATTAAATTAAAACAAAATGGCAAGACATTTGTTATTAGGAAATGGCGGCGCGGTCGGCATTTCTTCAGGAGTTGTTACTGACAAAGCAATTTTTTTACAAGCTGAGGATGGAACAATCTTAGATAATGCTGAAACGCATGCATTAAGTAATAGTTTTAGAGTTATACAAGGAACTGCGGGTGCAAACATCGTATCTCCATGGATCAACGCTAAGAACATTATATCTGTTACAACTGCAGTAGCTGCATCTCAAGCTGCTCAAGTAGGAACATTGACGTTCGCTACTAATGCTTCTTCAGCATTCAACGTTGAGTTAAAACTGATTGATAAATCATTTGGTGTAGCTCCTGCTACATTGCGCTCTTTTGAGGCGGCAATTGTTGCTGGGAACACTCCTACAATTATTGCAGCAGCAGTAGCAGCAGCAGTTAATGCTAACCTTCCAAGCTTCATTAAATCTTGCAGTTCAGCTGCAGGTGTAGTAACTCTTACAGGTTACAAGAAAGGTGAAGCAATGGCTAATGGTTCTATCGCAGAAGAGGTTGTAATTTTTGGAGCCGCGGATAATAGCGCTGACTTTAAAGGTACAGGCTTAACAGTTTCTATCGCTGCTACAGCGGCTAGTAAAGGTTCAGGTGATGAATTTTACTTACGTGAAGCAGAGGTAAATGCACAAGGTGTAGGTTCTGGATATTATGACAGAAT